ATTATAACTGACCTTGACTCAGAGATGGATAACAAATAATATGCCTATAAGTAGTAGAAACAAAAGTTTGCTGCAAGAGGGGATGACCAATAGAAAAATTGTTCGTATCCGATACAAGAAGGAAGACAAAGAGTTCAAGAAACCAAAACCAACTGGTCGAACTGAACGAGGCGATATAGTTGTTAGAAATTTAGAACCCTATGAAATAGATGACAAGTATTTTTGGGGTTATGATGTAACACTAGCTGTAAGTAACAACGATAGAATAAAAAGATTTAAGTTAGACAACATAAAAACTGTAACGGTTATAAACAGAAACTTCTCACCAAGAACTTTTTCATAGTGAAATAGAATGACAGAAGAAGAACTAAAAGAATACATTAGGTGTAGGAAAGACCCTATTTACTTTTTCAAAACTTATGGCAGAGTTAGGCACCCAAAGAAGGGACTAATGCCATTTGAATTGTATGACTTCCAAGAAGACACACTCAATGAGTTTTTAGATAAATCGTACAATGTCATTCTGAAAGCCAGACAATTAGGTATTAGTACTCTGTGTGCAGCATATGCCGCATGGATGGCTAACTTTTTCAAAGACAAAGAAATTTTTATTCTTGCTACAAAGAGAGATACAGCAACAAACCTAGTTGATAAGGTAAGAGTTTTCTTAGAAGAAGTGCCAGACTTTTTGAAAAGTGGTTTACTAGTTGACAATAGACAAAGTATTGAATTAGAAAACGGTAGTAAGATAAAGGCTGGTGCTACAGGTTCAAACTCAAAAGATGCTGCTCGTTCAGAGGCACTTAGTTTATTGATTATTGATGAGGCAGCTTTTATAAAAGCTATGGATACTATTTGGGTTGCTGCTCAACCTACGTTGGCAACTGGTGGTGATTGTATTGTTTTATCCTCACCAAACGGTATTGGTAATTGGTTTCACAAAACATACATTGAGGCAGAGGCAGGGACAACAGAAAAAGTTGGTAATGCTACAATCTCATTCAATCCAATAAAGTTGCCATGGAATCTTCACCCCGACAGAGATGCTGAGTGGGGTAGATTAGAAAAAAGAAAAATAGGTGAACAAGCATTTGCACAAGAACATGATTGTGACTTTCTACAATCGGGTAACAATGTTGTGAGTGTAAAGGCATTACAATGGTATGAAGAACACCCCACCGAAGAAGAACCCGCTGATGATGGTTTTAGACCATTCGTAAGAGAACCCGAAGAAAAGACTTGGGTTGATAAAGGTTTATGGATTTGGAAATACCCCGATTACACAAAAGAATATCTTATTTCTGCTGACGTTTCTCGTGGCGATGGAAAAGATTATTCTGCCTTTCATGTTATAGACATAGAAAACTATGAACAAGTTGCAGAGTACAAGGGCAAAGTAAACACCGATGCTTATTCTCATCTTATACATAACACTGCTGTTCAATACAATAACGCCTACATCGTAGTTGAAAATGCTTCTATGGGTCACCATGTCGTTATGAAAATATTAGAGATGGAATATAAGAATATGTATTGGACGATTAAAGACCTAACAAAAATACATGAAAGTAACGCTAATCAATTACAATATGATATTTACAATGTGCCAAAAAATGCAGTGCCTGGCTTTACTATGAGCATGAAGAGTAGACCAGCGTGTATTGCACGTATGGAAGAAGATTTACGAACACACGATTTTACCTTACATTCAAAGAGAACCATTGCTGAGTTAGAGACATTTGTATTTCACAATGGAAAACCAGAAGCACTGTCAAGTTATAATGATGACCTAGTTATGTCTTTGTCAATGGGAATGTATGTAAGAAACACAACTTTAAAGTTTAATTCACAAAACGAAGAGGTGACGAAAGAAATGCTTTCGGGCCTCAATTTTAATAATACACCTTTTGAGTATGGTGTTTATGGGAATCAAAACAATAACAATGACAGTGAATTTACATTTGATGTCGGCAACGGTCAGAAAGAGAGTATGAGATGGCTGATATAAACGGATGGCAACAGTATCAAAAATTGGTCATTGATAAATTAGATTCACACGATTCTGATTTCAAAACAATAGAAGATAAACTCACAAGTATTCAAGTAGAGATTGCTACCCTAAAAGTAAAAGCAAGTATTTGGGGTGGTATTGCAGGATTAGTTCCTGTAGTTTTAGGTATAGTTTTATTTTTCTCACAACAAGGATAGTGAATAATGGCAGATAGGTTTGACATACTGAGAAGGTTACTACGTGGTGGTTCTGCACAGTATAAAGTCCCAACAGAACGGCCAGGCAGTAATGCACAGAAAAGAGCCTTTGATAGTTTTCAGAAAGCATCACAAAGTCTTTATGGTGAAGGACTAGTAGGTGGCGCTGAACGTATTGATAGAATAAGAGACTACGAAGAAATGGATCACTATCCAGAGATTACAAGAGCGTTGGACATTTATGCTGACGATAGTACAACCTATTCTGAAAACGGTAAGAGTGTAGAAATAGTTTCAGACGATGACAAGATAGTAGCAGAGTTAGAAGAATTGTTTTACCAGAGGATGGACATTGATTTCCACCTGTGGACTTGGATAAGAAATATGTGTAAGTATGGTGATCACTTCAACCTACTAGACATTGTAAATAAAGAAGGTGTTCTTGGATGTATCGCTCTACCAGTTGGTGAGATAGAAAGAGAAGAAGGTTATAACAATGACCCAAATAGTTTACGTTTCAAGTGGCTAACACAAGGTAATACTGTATTTGAAAACTATCAAGTATCACACCTAAGAATACTTGGTGATGATAGATTCTTGCCTTATGGTCGTTCAGTATTAGATTCATCACGTAAAGTTTGGAAACAACTATTGATGGCTGAAGATGCCATGTTGATTTATAGAATTAGTAGAGCACCAGAACGTAGAGTGTTTTATGTTGATGTAGGAAACATTCCCCCCAAAGATGTAGAGTCTTACATGCAACAGGCAAGAGATAAACTAAAAAGATTGCCTAATGTAAATCAAACAAACGGACAAGTTGACTTACGATATAATCCCGAATCAATACTTGAAGATTTCTTTATCCCCGTACGTGGTGACAGAGGGAGTAGAATTGAAACATTGCCTGGCGGTGAGAATGCTGCTGCTATTGAAGACATTCAGTATCTACAAAACAAGCTGTTTATTTCGTTGGGTGTTCCTAAGTCATACCTTACAGCCGAAGAAGACTTGAGTGGTAAGTCAACACTAGCACAAGAAGACATTAAGTTTGCTCGGACAATACAGAGAATACAGAAAATTATTATTAGTGAATTAGCTAAGATAAGTTTGATACACTTGTATCTGAGAGGTTATGACGAAGCATCTGTCTATAACTTTGATTTGAAACTAACTAATCCATCTACAGTTACTGAAATGATGCAACTTGATTTGATGGATAAAAGATTTGGTGCAGCAAGAGACATTGCTGATTCAGAGTTGATTTCTAATGAGTATGTTCAAAAGTCCATACTTAAACTTTCTGATAGTGATATTGCTAGTATAAAGATTGATAGACAAAAAGAAGCATCAGAGAAGTTTATTGTTGATCAACTTGAACAAGGTGAAAGTGCAGTAGGTGGAGGCGAAGAAGGTCAACCACCTGCACCACCAGCTAGTAATGAAGACGATGACAACAGTAGTAATGAAACAAAAGTTCAGAAGAGAAATAAATCAAGAGAGATTGCTAAGGATATGATGCCTTACGACCCAACAGGTACAAGAGAATTGCCTGGCTATCCAAAAGATTACACTTACAATGAGACAGGTATAACTAGTAAGGGTAAACAGAAGAAGCAAAGACCAGACATATTGGATAAAACTATTTCAGACATTATGAAGTTCAATACTGAGTCAAATAATATGTTGGAGTCTTTGAAAGAGGATAAAAACGAAGAAAAGTTAGACAATTCTACACTAAAAGGTATCGTAAGTAACCTTTAGTAATCTTTTTTTATATTTATTTTAGTAAACTATATCATTTTTATAATTTGGGGCTAATAATGAAACACAATAAACAGAAAAATGTGGGCATAATGTTTGAGATTTTGAGCCACGCTGTTTTGCGGGAAGTTTCGGAAAAAAGAAACCGTAGAGCAGCAAGATTGTATGCTCTAATCAAAGAAAACTTTCTGAAAGACACAGAAATCTCAAAAGCCTATAAGATTTATTCACAGTTTATTTATAGTGAAGCAAGAAACGTCTACTCGGCTAATTTATTTATTCAAAATCTCATAAAAGAATATGTAGTGAATGTAAATAAAAAGAAGTTAGATGCCGAACTGAATAGATTATCAGAGTCTATTTCTCGTATTACCAATAAAAAGAATCTTCTAAAAATAAATGTACCTAACTATAAGACGATTGCTAGTTTTCATATTAGACTACATGAAGGTAATCAATACATTAGTTCCAAAGAAAATTTGATTATTGATGAAACACTATTAGATCACTTATTAGAGAACAAGGCTGCCAAACGTATCCGTGACGTTAGGGAACAATCTAAGTATGAGAAGAAAACCATAGAAGAGATACAAACTGAAAAACTTGCTTTGGTAATAGCCCTACAAAAGTTTGATGACATCTACGGAAAACTTTTGACCAAAGAACAGAAATTGTATCTTGAAAAATACTATACCACAGCCGAACCTGCTAAGTACAAGCGTTGGGTAGATAAGAAAGTAAACAATCTAATAGATGAGATTGCTAACAAGTCACCAGCTATTACCGATGAAAAGATCACAGAAAAGATTGAGTTAGTTAGTGAAAAATTAAAAGGTATAGTTGAACAAAAGTCTGTAAGTACCAGTAATTTGAAAGACATACTACTTATAGTAGAGATGAAAGACAAACTAGATCTTTTTTAGGAGATAAAAATTGGCTAATGAAACAATATTGAGTAAGTGGACAGCACTTTTCCCATCACAAGACCCACTTTCTCAGCCAGACCAAGTAGGTGGTATGGGTATGGGAACAGGCCCATCTTTAGTAAATTATACTTTTAGTCCAGAACGTGGCCCATCAACAGAAGCAACTGATCATTGGACACCTGGCAACCCACACCCTGTCAAGGGTGACACCGACATTATAGCTATGTGGAACAGATCAACTAATATTTCTGGCCAGTTCAAAGATGAAGACACTCGTCAACTAAAAGACAATACACTTCTTGCTAATTTAGTTCAACAGAGAGCAAAGGGTAGCTTAGATAAAATTCCTATGAGTGGACAAAATACAACACGTTTTCTAACACAAGCTGAAATAAACTCATACGAAGATTATACAAGAGCTCCAAGTCTTGAAAGTGATAATGAAGTAATCACACAAGCTCAGTTTACATAGGGGATAGTTAATGCCTATTACTCTTTTACAACAGTGGCATACAGCTTTTAAAAGAAACGCTCCAGATGTTCTAGCTGGTTCTGCTGCTAATGGAAGTAATACAAAGGGACAACAGGTTCTAAATAGTTTTAGAGACACTAATGTTGCATTTTTTGCTGATGCAGCAATTACTTCTGATAGTCCAATGCCAGCTGCTCGTCAGTTTACTTACTTAGGTAGTATTTATGAACTTT